CAGGGATATACAACTCTTCCCTCTGCTGTAATTAGTGCTCCAAACAATACAATAGTAATCAACGTAAACGATGTTTACACGGTCGGACCAAACTCGTGGAGATATAATGGTTCTAATTGGGAGAAAAAAATTGGAACGGGTTACCAATATAATGATGATGGATATATTCTACAAGTTGCAGGAAACAAAGTATCTTTCCCTGTCACAAACTACGAATATGAATTGAAATTAAACACTGAAAGAAGAAAGATTTATTTACTGAGAGGAGAATTTATACAGGACTTCAAATCTAAATTCAAAGCAAACATGAAATATAATATCTCATCTTCCTATATTGATAGCAACACTAAGAAAGCAGGCATCTAAACTTTTTAGACAAAAAAATTGGGCGGATTTTTTTTCCGCCCAAATGGTTTTTAACTGTGGATTTTAGTTTCAGTCTTCCTCAGCGAGTCGAGCAAAGTAACTGAGAGCATCGTCTTCATCTTCATCGGCACCTGCAGCGACTGCAACCTTAGGTAGGGCAGGTTCACGGCGGGCAACGGGAGCGGGAGCAGAAAACTCTTCGTCCTCTTCCTCATCCATCACACGAGTCACCTTAGCAGCACGAGCAACAGCGGGGGTCTGAGTGATACCCAGAACCAGATTCAAACGCTCTTCAAGTTCTTCATAAGACTTGAAGTTATCAGGAGACAGAAATGCTTGCAGAGAATGTGCCTGACGCCAGATAGATTCCAACTTAGAATCATCGGCGGCGAGGGCAGAAGCAGCAGCAAACTCAGACTTGTCGTAGTTCCAATAACCAGCAACGTTAGTAATCTTTAGTTTGAAGTTGGCGCCTTCCCACAAATCAAAAGGATTCACAGGAGACTCATCTTCAAACTCAGGTTGCATAGCAGCACAAATCTTGTCAAAGATTTTCTTACCGAACTTGTACAGGAATACTTTACCTTCATTATCGGGGTTTGCTTTGTCGCTCACCACATAGATGTTGGTATAGTAAGTCAGTTTACGCTTCTGCTTACGGGCAGTTTCTTTATCAGCATCACGACCACTGTTCCACAGACGACGGTTGACTTCACCCACAGGATCTTTCTGACCAAGACTAGTCAGAGAGTTCTCAATGTACCAACCACCATCACCTTGGAAAGCGTGAGAATATAGTTTCACAAATGAAATTTCCTCACCATCGGGAGCGGGAAGGAAACGAATAACAGCGAACCCATTACCAGCGGCGTCAACGCTAGGTTTCCAGAAGCGGTCATCGCTAGTGGAAGTAGAATTTGCTTTCTCAAGTTCTTTAGTCAAAGAAGAAAAGTCTTGAGATTTACGCTTAAGATCAGCGAAAGACATAGGATTACCTCGGATTGTTTTGGATTTGGTTTATGTGGCGCCTGTTCACTTGGTTATTATAGCATAGGCAGAGGTCGGCGTCAACCCTCTGCCTCGATATCCTGTTCAAACTGGTCGAGCTTAACAAGCATCTCACGCATTAGCGAGAGCACGTCGGCAGTATCCCACCAACCGTAAAGCATCTTAGCACCCTGCTCAATCTGCTCACACATATCAACTGCTCTGGGATCGTCTGATAGTTTCAGACGAGTGTAGAAGATTTGTTGTTTTTCAACCAGAGCTCGTACCGTTTTAATGTATTCTAGTTGGTCTTCTTTAGTGCCATGCATAGGTCCAGCAAGAGTGAGTTCCATTGCTTTCATTTGCAGGAACTCCATTTCTTTTGCTTCATTACGAACGATATCAGAATCAAAGAAGTCAGTCATACCAGCATCAGTTTAGCGCGAGATGTTTTTTTAATGAAGTTCAGTTGCTGAGCTTCATGTTTTAGTTTTTCTTTTAGTGGTTTGGAAATCAACTTGGGAACAGTTTCTAGTTCGATATCGTTGATGTCACAATAATGAATGATAGCATCAATATAACTCATAGAATCCCCGTTCACAAGCGTCTCAACTTCCGTCGAGAATCTTGCAACAGTCATAAATTTATCCTCAAAAATATTATCCTCCATAGATTTCCTGGTAGAGAGAGCGTAGTTCTATGAAACGTTCGAGATATTGCTTCTCGGGTTTTTTGATAACGACTTGTGTGTTACCATCTTCACATGCAACGATGGTGACAAGTTGTTGAATGCGTGTCTTATATAGTTCATAAAACATACACCCATAAACTGTTTCTTGAATGTAATAATCTTCCATCCATTCTTCACGCTTCTCTTCCGCTGAGGTTTTGAAGTCAATGACAGATGGAATACCATCAAACTCACCGATGCAATCAACTCGCCCTGCAACTTCCAGGTTGTCAGAGTATAATGCTGCTTCTTGTAGATACACCTTAGTGATTCTATTTAGAGTTGGAACAGCATGTTTAAACATCATAAGGGGGAGGGGTTGCCCTTTGAAGTTGTCTTCATTATAGCAGTTATTGAGCAAATCTTCAACCATCTTGTGAAAGTTTGTGCCACGAGTAGCAGCGCGAGTTGAGATTCGCTGTGCTTTGTCGTGACCGACACGCTGCTTCCACTCATTCAATTTCTTTTTCTTCTTCGGGCACACCCCAAGAACAGTTGTGATGGATGGATACTTACCACCAGAAGGTGTAGGGTAAAGCCTACGACCCTCTACCATGATAGGTTCAATCTCAATGGGGTTGAATGACGAAGAATGAATAAACATTTAAAAACCTAGATTGATTTTACTAATGAGATAAGAACGAACAAGACCAGAACGAACGATGTCATTGACACCAAACTCAATCGAATCAAACTCATCCATTGTACCGATGATTTTTTGAAAGTCAAGAATACCATTACGTTCGTTGGTGCGAACCAAGTCGGTTTGTTGAACGTCACCGCAGAACATAATCTTACAATCCTGACCGACACGAGTGATGATTGAATCAAGTTCATGGAAGTTAAGGTTCTGCATTTCATCCACGAGAATGATGCAGTTATCCATTGTAGTACCACGCAGGAATGAAGTAGACCAAAAGCTGATTGTTCCTTGGTTTTTTAAATTACCATACAGTAGTTCAAACTCTTCATCAGTTGAAAGGTTGAACATATACTTTACCATATTCTTATAAGGAATTTGATAGAGCGATGACTTATCTTCATGGTCACCAGGAAGGAAACCAATTTCGCGTGTTGCTACAAGCGAGCGAACAATATAAACTTTTTCGTATGGTGTATTCTCATTGAGAACATCTCTCAGTGCCAAATAAAGAGCAACGAATGTTTTACCAGTGCCAGCGGCACCATAGGCAAACAGATGCTTATCATTTTCCCATGCTTCAAACATCTTACCTTGCGATTCGGTAAGAGGTTCGATGTCTTTAGCGAAATATTCTTCGTTGAGAGGCTTCTTGCGCTTCATTTGCTTCACGCTCATTCCAGTTGGAATAGCTTGCTTGGTTTTACGATTTCTTACAGGCATAATTAAAGTCTTTCTACAGTTGAACCAGGAGTATCAGCAGCACGATTGATAACATGTTTCCAATCGCTTGTTGTTTTATTCTGCCAATTTCCTACTTCAGAAACAGCATGAAGAATAGTAGGCATCTGAGTAATGTGAGGATTGTTTGCTAAGTATGGTTCTCTTTCATTCATGAACATCCACTTTTCAAACTCTTCGCCAGTATTATTATCCTTGAACTTGTAAGTTGGCATCTTCAATAAACCATGATGGAACAGTAGCAGGAGATTTCCATTTCGCAAACGAAACTTTGTCTCCAATATAATAATTACGGTATGACTGGATAGAATCTCCAGGCACTTTATATTTATCTGGCATCGCAGGAGGTGGATCTACCCACCCAGCATCTTTAATATTGAATGGTGGCACCCAAAGATAACTAACCAAACTCTCAGTGCTGTGGTAGTTTCCATAGCGTCGTGTATATTCTACACAACAATGCTGAAACAAATCAAACAGCCATCTGTAATGTGATACTGATTCTCTTACCCACTTTGCCGATGGATGATTAACATGACATGCTTTGTATAGAATATCTTCGCGTGGTTTGTCAAGTCGCCAGCGTTTGATGTTGTGATTGTTGGCGGTCTTAGCAGTATAAGGAATGCCGTCAAGCACACGATGAGCAGTAGACATGAGTTGAGCATACTCAACAATCATTTTTACTACATGCTTATCGCAATGCTCGGCGGCACATCTGCGTGGATCGTAACTGAGATAGAAAATATTCATAAAGTCTCTGTCATTGACTCTATTATATCACCATTCCAGTGCTTCTGCAACTGTTGGGAACTGTTCTTTAAATACTTCACGACACTGCTCAGCGATGAGCATGTGTTCTTTCTGCGTTCCATTGGCGGAGCGTAGATTGATGTAGTGCGCCCAAGAACGCACCGAACCTGTCATGTAAATACGTGTTGGTGTTGCCAAAGGTAATACAAACCTTGCACATTCCTTGGCAACACCTTGAGTCAAAAGAAAATTATATACATCTTGAGCATCACGAAACAAATCTTGAATCATTTTATTCATGACAAATACTTTTTCTTCTTCGAGGTCATCTGTAGAATTCTGACGATTCTTTGTATCTTGACGACGCAATTCTGGAATAGGAATATCTTCTGCTAAAAGATTCGTATCAGCATAGCGTTGCGAAAACTCTTGAAATGTAAATGAACGGTGACGTAAAATCTGAGCTGCAATACCACGAGAGGTTTCAATCTCAAGTGTCATATGAGCTTGCTCAAACACAGACCAATGATTATGTTTAATACAATAACGCAATAGCCCTGCGTAGTTTTCGTTATCTTGGTTACTAGGGTTAGACACTCTAGCAACGTATGCCATTGTCTTTTCTGCATCAGGTGTAACAGAAATCAGTTTAACATTAGAATGGGTTGTCATATTGTGGGGCACCATCGAGACGACGAACTTCAGCAAGAGTAGATTTACGGTAACGCTTGTATTGTTTGATTACCTTTCTCAACTCCTTCTCATTAATTTTTGCATTAAGAAAAGGAGTTTGTGGATCTACCTCTGGTGATTCTACCACCTCTTGTGCTTCGATGTCAATAGTTTCTTCAGTCATGTAATCAAATAAAATAGTATTCTTCTTCTAAAGCAATGCAGATTTTTTTTACTTCTGCAACATATTCGCCCGTTTCATTTAGCAAGACTGCTATACGAAACGCTTCATAAGCAGTATTAAATTTTTCAATCTTATCAAACTTAGTTGTATAACTAGGTTTTACTCCCGTCTCTTTCCATCCAGCAAAGTTGTATTGAACTGCTGGTTTTCCAGAAACATGGTAACGAACTACCCAGTTTTTTGGTGGATTAGTAAGTGTCATGATATTAGTTTTGTGTTACGGAAAAAGAAATAGTCACTCTAATAATATCACCATTGCTAGCAATATTAAAAGGACCACTAGAAAATTTTTCAGCAAAGATAACTTTCTGTGTAGATCCAGAACCTATGGTTACATAATATCCATAGATATTTCCTTTAGATCCAGTAAATGTCCAGGTTTGCTGTGGATGCGTAGCAGCACCATCTGAAATAGACCAAGTTGAACCAGTTAAAGTAATAGGATTGTAACCATTACCAGTAGTAACTTCCGTAAAACTCGTATTATCAGAAGCAAAATTGGGTGTCAGATCATTACTATACAATCGTAAAGTTAAATCACTGACTGTTGTTGTTTTGCCAACTGTATAAGATGCTGATAAAGATTTACCATCATTTGTAAAAACAATTGCCATTATCGTTTACCTTTTTTAGATTCTTTTGTTTGTGATCCCCATAGTTTAGGATTCACACGACCTTCGGTTTGTTTAAAACCTATTAATCCCTCACGATATTTATCCCAATAGTAATCAAAAATATCAACCTGCCTATTAGAGATTACAATATCGTAGTTAAATTGTTCATCATCATAGTATTTGACAACAAATGCATTATAAGGTAGTGTTCTATCTTCTGCTAATACTGGATCACAGTTTTGATGTAGGATTTTTATGTTCAAGAGCGATTACCCCATTGAATTTGTGGAAATGTTTCTTGGATAAGAGCCTTTGAAATACGATTATACTTTTTCTGCAGTGCTTTATCTTTTACAAGAATAAGAACTTCTGCTTCATCTGGGTGAAGACTCTCAAGCATACCAAGAAAGATCTGTTCTCGTTTGGTTTGACTCATACTGTCAGCACCGCCCTTAACAAAGTAGAATAGCTTCTTACCTTCATTCTCTAATTTTACATGATCTGTTCCTTCTGGTGCTGGGTTAGGAGTGAATGGAACATCTCCTTCGGGAATCATAGATTTGACTGACTCATCAAAGTTCCAAATAAGGAGACTGCGAAGAGTCTGACTGTTATATTTGCGAAGCAGTTCTGTTTTTTCTGCTTTAGTTTTAGCATTGTTGACCTTACGGAAAACTTCCGAGATCAATGGTCGATAAGTGTCAGGTGCCATATCAATTCAAAATGGTTGTGTGTTACGAAATACATATTCTTCCATCAACTTTGTGAGTTGATGTTGTTGAAAATATTCAAGTGGAACTTTTCTTTCGTTGCTATTTAGTGCCTTGTAATATGACACGATTTCAGTAGCAAGTTGTTCAGGAATACATGTTAAATCGATTAATTTCCGATTACGCATGTAATTTTGTTTCTCTTCAGGTGTCTTACAGAAATCCAATGGATCTAAAGTTACCCATCTTTCTAAGTTTTTCTTACTTATAGGTTTCTGTCTCTTACCTACCACAAATGTATCGTCGTCAGATAAGAAATTAGGTATGCCATCTGACTTATCTCCTTTAAGGATATGTTCTTTGGCATATGCTTTGGGGTTGTCATGTTTAATCTCTTTCTTAAGAATAGGATTGTATTGCTTTACAAAAGGATACTTCTGTAGTTGAATAAAATCTTTGTCTCCAGAAAGAATCAAAACCTCTTCTGGTTGCTTGTCTTCTTTCTCAAGCTTGATGTTACGATACGCTTGGTAAGTAGTGAGAGTGCTGATAACATCATCTGCTTCAGCGCCATATACTTCAACAACCTTGTATGGAAAATAGGTTTTGATTTCGTCGCGTATCTTATTCAGAACTTCAAAGATAGCATTCCAATCTAAGTCAGATGCTTCTCGGTCTTTCTTTCTATTCTGTTTGTAGAAAGGAAATGCTTCCTTTCGCCAATAATGCTTGCTGTCATAGGCTAAAACAATCTCACCATACTTGGGAAAGTATTGTTTTTCAAATGCACGAAGGGCAGTAAGCACCATATGACGAACAAGATTTTCATTTAGAGCATCGCCTTTTAGTTGCATCATCAGATTACTAATCATAATCTGATTCATATCAATAAGAATCATTTAATCCTCGTCATCGTAATCCTCAAAATCTTCAGAGTTTTCAAAGCGAACCGCTACGATCTCGTCGGGAATCAGTTGACCGTTTTCATCAAACATCTCAGGATGCATTGGTTGGATCCTGTTCTTGTTTAGAAATGAATAGACGATATCGTTACCGAACCATCCAAGCATAAAACCGATAACAAATGAACCGATGATACCTATCCCGCTGAAGAACAGGATGTATGGTGTTGCTGACTCCATTTTACTACTCCTTGTTTGGTTTGTCAACCTGCCAGGAGAACTCCAGATTAAAATGGAATGTTCTGCGTAGGAGGTTGAATGTTTTACTCAGTGTTAATCCATGTTTAGGTTTGACTTTATCAACCCTCCTACGCAACATGAATTCTATACCCTTATTTATTTGATGTTGCCGTTGGTTTCTTTCTGTTTTTACTCCCTGGTTTTCTACCTTTTCGTTTTGACTGCTCATACTTGTTAGCATCCTCCATAATCTTTTCAAGGTATTCCTTTACTTTCCTTGCGCGAGGTTTTCCCATCCATCCATATGATTCTCGAACAAATTCTGCTCGATCACCTCCTTCAAGATACATTTCGATTTCTTCAATTTGATAGATAATTGCTGCCCCTAACGATGAATTAATAAACTCAACAATTATATCTTTTTTAAAGTTTTCTCCCTGAAGATACTCATAAAAATTTAACTGATACTTTTCTTGAGTGAATGCAGTATCAATTGCTGTATTTACAATATCGAAAATGTCTTCAAGTGATGTCATTATTAATCCTTTTTAGAACTACTGACTAAACCTTTTTCTACAAATAACTTCACTGTTTCCACCAATCCTCCTACAGGATTTTCATCAATAACAACAAAAGGAAAATTATTGATAGAGGGATATAGTTTATGGAATTCTTCCACTGTCATATTCTCTTTGTCAACAATAATTTCTTTATATATTACATCTGCTCTACGAAATAATTCTTTTAAGTGTTTGCAATGACTACACCAAGGCAAAGTATACGCTACAATTTCCATCAAATTCCTCGATAAACAACGGTGAATATTGGATGTTTAGATTCTAGCATGTCTGCCATAAATCTGCAAGCAACATCTGGATTGGTATGATTGCCACAGGTAAAGATATCTACAGCAGCATAACTTTTCTCAGGCCATGTATGAGCAGTGATTCCCTGTGGCGTGAATTCATATTTAACTTCTTCAATCAACGTTGCGTTAGCATGTTCTACTGCTTGCCTAAGGGAAGTGCTAATAAATTCTGAGTTGTTTAAAAGGTCTGCATTACATTCACACAACTCAGCGATGTGATGCACACCAAGCACTTCATTAACCATCAATGTATCTCCAATGTCGTTGAGTA